GTGTGTTATTTCATGGCATAAAACTTTTTTAATTTTTTCGAGAGAAAGTTTATTATTAATATAGATTTTCTTTGTATCATCAACGCAAGCTCCAAGAGTATAAGAGCCATCTTTCTTTTTAAGCATTGGGTGATATGGGGATACAAAGACGACTCGCCAATTATCCCCATTAATTTTAAACATTTATTTTAGTTGCTAATAAAGCAATTTTCTTTTGAAGTAACTGTTTTTCCTCTTGGCTTGCGCCCTCAATCATTTCGAGAATATCTGCATTAAGTTCTTGCATATATTCTTCAAGTTCTTTTAATTTTTTAGCTTGATCATGATGAAGTTCTTTGGATTCCATATACATACGTCTGCGCTCAGGGCTTTTACCTTCACGGCTATCGTATATTTTAATTGGATATTCTCTTTCATTTTCATCTTCGTATCTATCATAATAGTCCATAGGTACATTACGTTTTTTCTTACGAATGCTTTCTTTATAGTACATTCTCTGAGGCTCTTCATCGTCAGATTTTTCTTTCATAGCTTTAGTGATTGTGCAATAATAAATAGCTTGTTCAATATCCTTAATCATATCAATAACTTCGCCTAATTCTTCAGCGTCACAATTCTGAAGATTAGACATTTGAGATTGGGCCGCACTAATTAAACAGTTTTTCATTTCACAAAGTCTTTTCATATTAAGCCACCCTTTCTACGATTAGATTAGCGTTTTGAACATTAATCGTTTGATTTGACGTATTAGTTACTCCAGCAGTTGAGCAACATCCAGTAGGCACATCAATGTACACACATGAAGCTACATTAAAATATTGTTCTACTGCGGCAGGGGTAACAATCATCTGGGCAGTGCGAACTGCCTCACCGTCTATAGTGATAGTTAATGAGATAGCTCCTGCGGTGCCGCCAGTTGGGACCGCAATATTACCTGTAAAAGTTACTTTGAATCTTGAGCGGCATTGATTATTAGACAAGCCTCTCATTTTGATATTTCCACTTCCCTCGGTATGAATAACTGAACAATTACCAGGGATTCTGGTTGTAATAAATACAACATTTCCATTTGCATTTACTGTTTGTACTACATTGCTTGTGAGTTCCATAAATAGTCTCCTTTCAGGAATTTAATAGGTTAGAGGGTTGGCAGACCCTCTAACCATTAAACTAATTTAGATTAAAGTGTACCACATCCGCAGTTATGATATCCAGAATATGGATTAGCAACTGTATATGCAGGAATAGGTGTTGGATTTAAAGCATTAATTAAATAGCTATTTTGAGCTGCTTGGCTTGCTTGTAATCTAAGATTAGAATTTGCGGCAGTTAATTCACTAATCTTATCATGTAAAGCTTGTGTTTGCATCTCTTGGATAGCACCTAAAACGCTTCTGGTATTAGCGTTTTGATTTTCCATTAGGTCTCTGGTTGCATCAGAAACTGTTCTACGAGTTGAGCATTCTTGGTCTGCTAAATTATAATTTAATTGAGCAAAGTTTTGAGCGTCCTCATATCTGTTTTGGCAGCAACACTGTTGCAACTGAGTTCCTAAACTGGTAATACCTGCATTAATGGTATTAGCATTTTGCATGTCTGCGATTGTTTGCTGAGTAATATTATTATTAATACCAGCAAATCCATTCAACATACCTGTGTTCATGGCATAAAAGCCATCACAGAGTCCACTATCTACATTGTCAATTTTTCTTTCAATGTTAGCGAAATCTGAGGTTAAAATATAACCATCTGTAATTCCAGAACCTGTGGAACCTCCTCCGAAGAGTCCATTTCCATTTCCTCCCCATCCTGCGAAGCAGAAAAGGAATAAAATTATAATCCCATTATTTGTTATCTTATAGGCTTTTTATCCTATAATTCTAATACTTATTTTTTCGTATTAGTTCAGCATATCTTTTCAACTATTTAAGTCATTTTTAATTTTCCAAGTACGATATTTTTTTACATCATTTATAGTAGTTCTTGATACTCCAAATTTTCTTCCTAACTCAGTGCTTGAAATTTCAGAGTGCTTTCTTATATATTCCACTGATTCCCAATTTAATTTATGATTAGTAGCTCTTTCACCAGATAAATGTAATCCAGTTTTTACTGCGTGAGCCCTATTTTCTAAATTATCTACCCATTCTAAATTTTCTACACTATTATTTAATTTATTACCATCTTTATGATTTACTTGAGGCAAATTATTTGGATTAGGGATATATTTTTCAGCTACTAAACGATGTACAAAAACTAATTTTTTACTAATAGATACTCTTAAATATCCTTTTGCATTTGGTTGTGGCTTTAAGACATGGTTAGTATGTTTATTAATTACTTGTCCATCTCTTGTAATCTCATAATCTTCAAGTGTTAACATTTTTGCTCCCATAATTAAAATCTCCTTTATTTTTATTTCTTCATATAAAAATGAAAACAAAGGGGGGATAATTATCCTACCATGCCCGTCACTTTTCATAACTTAAATAATGTCGCGGCCTCGTGGAGAGATTATATCTTTTCACTCTCTATGCGTTGCCCCTGACTATAATAATTATAACCTTCGGTTCGGATTGGCATTTCAGCTTCTCCGCTTAATTCCGCGATTTACCCTTGGCAGATAAATTTTACCAAGCTCCATCTCCACCGAATCCAAATCCATTATCATTTCTATTGGTTCCAGTAGCTGCGGCGATGTCGGCTAAACTATAGCCACTTGTTGCGTTATTGAACATATTAATGTCCTCCTTTTTAAAATATATTATTTAATCCCAAGCATTTGCTTAAAGGCATTAAATTCTTTATCAAAATCTTTACCATTTTGACTGCATATATTTCGAGCGATTTGTTCAATATCTGCACTTCTATTCTGCTTTGCTAAAGACAATAGATTAGCTCCCATTGGAGTATTTTGCATTTGTTGCTCTAACATATTCATTACTAACTGCTGAGGATTCTGGCCTCCTTTAATCATTTGAATTAATTGCATTGGGTTAATATTCATTGGCATAAGAATTCCTCCTAAAACTTAATATCTTCTTTTTTAACTGGTTGCGGTGAAGGAATGGAAGGAGTTGTCTTTTGCGGCGCTTGCTCTGGTATCTGGCCCGCAAATATAGCTCTTATTTTTTCCATTTGTTCATTAAATTCATCTCTTGTTATATAATCTGTCATTTGTGGTTGTGCGGTTGGTTGTTGTAATATTTTTAATTCATACACATTAATTGATGCGGTTCCATCTAAATTGATTTGTTTAGTATAAATTTGTTTATTTGCTATATCTGGAAAAATAAAAATAGAGCCATCAAAGTCTATTGGAATGGCTTTAACCTCTTCAATGGAAGAAACTGGCCTGCCTTTTAGGTACAAAATACCTTGGTTTTGCATTGGTGGTTGCTGTCTAATAGGTTGTTGATTCTGCGGGAAATAATTGTAGTTGGGATACATTTTTTAATCCTCCTTCTTAAAATTATTTTTCTTTCTTTCCTTCAATAGTATGTAAAATTTTTACTAATAATCTTAATATGAAAAGTCCAGTCTTTTTAAATCTTTTTTTGTACTACAAAATTAGACAAAAAAAATAGGGGTACAGAATATATATTCTGTACCCCTTATTTTATTTAGGTTCAATAGTTGTTTTATTCTTATTAACAGCCGCTTCAATTTGTTTTGTAATATATGTATTCAAATCTCCATAGATTGCTGTCAGATATTCTTTCGCTTCGTCATTTAAGATAGAAAGAACTGCAGTTAAGGTCATGTTAAATGCCTTTTTCTGAGCTTCGGCGTCAAATTTTCCTTGGGCTTTTAAGCTATCTACATATGTTTGATTTGTGGCAATTACACAATCAGTAATTGTCTTTGACAACATTGTAATATATTTTGCGGCTAAGGCATTATCATTTTGCTTAATTAAAGCATCTTTTTTTGTTGCGATATACTGCACTAAGTAAGCTGTTAAAATTCCCAATAATGGGATTACGCATACTTCAAAAATTTGTGATAACATTTGTAAGAAATTTTCCATGATTATTCCTCCTATTTAACTCTAATCCAAATACGATTATTTACTTTTACATTACCAGTTCCCCAAATTTCATAACTTGGAATTTCTGATACTGTACCAATAATTCGTTCTGGATATTCTCTAACTTCTTCACGAGTCATTTTTGAAATAGTTCCATTAGGTCCAGAACAAACCGGGTCACCAGCTTGATATGAATCTCTATCTTCATAAGGATAAGCTAATACCCTACCTGAGACCGCAAGTGGAGTTTTAGTTTGTTCAGTTTCACCAATCGCAAATCCAAAAGTATCAGATACTATATTTGCTCCTGGCTGTAACCTTTCAGAAGATTTAATTAAATCTCCTTTTCCGGTTTCAATTACGCATTGTCCTGGTTTTACTTTAGGAGTAGAACGATATTCAGCATAATCATTCCATACTGCCCCATATACTTTTGAAAAATAACTATAACCAGTAGTTAAATTAATTCTAAGCGGATGAGCCCCACCTGTTGGAGTGTACCAGTTATCACCAGCAGTTACACTATTACAACATAAAATATAAAAATCAGAACCATCATTACGTAATAACATACTTTTAGTATTAGTGCTTGACGCAGTTGAAATTCTAAATCCATTGTGTGAAGTAGTAATAAATTCAGAATTATTTTTTAAATGACCAGTCATAGTATCTCCAGCTTTTTTAACAAAAGCATCAGCATGATATCCATCAAGAGTATCAGCATCTGTAGCTCGATCTACGAATCCTCCTTTAACAGCAGTTACATTTAATACACTTCCAGCAATTAGATTTGCTGAAGATACACCAATATTTTCAAAAGTAACGTTATTTTCTGTCATTATTTTTGTTACATTATAATATGTAGTCCAGGAATTTAATACTGATTTAAAATAGACATAAAAATTTACTCCATCATTACTTCTAATGGTAATTTCTCTTGGTGAAGAAGAACCAATAGGTGTATAAAAAGCTTGACAAGAAACTGATGTCGTACTATTTCTACGTATCGCTACAGTTAAAATAAAACTACTACCATCTAAACACTCTCTATTAGATAATATTGCTGTAAATCCACCCATTGCCAAACCAGTTCCACCAATATTAATTGTAGCTATCCGAACCCAGTCATTTACACTACTATAATTATTAATTGTACATGTCGCAGCTCTATATACTTCTGAAGCATGATAACCATCTAATTTATCAGCATTAGTTGCATTATTAGCATGAGCTGCATTAGTTGCTGTTGCAGCATTACCTTCATATGAAGTAATAGGCGTTAAAACACCTCGATTAGAATAAACAGGTTTTGTCGCAGAACCAACTGTTCCAGTTGCATTTCCACTGTTAGTAAGAACTCGTTCATTGTGCTGTAAATGAGTATCATCACGAGTGGTAATATTAATTCCCCAATAATTAGAAATATTTAACCAAGTTTGAGAATTACCTTCTCCATGATTATAACTTCCAATTCCATACCAACTACATTTAGTACTATTAAGGTCTGTTGTAGAAGTACTCCATCTAAAAAATTGACTTGGACTAGAGAAAAGAATTGAAGCATTTTGCTTCATATTAATATGATTTGTATAATAAGCCTCTCCTCCACCAACATATAATGCATATGAAGTATTTGGTAATAAGTTACCAATAGTTACACTGGTTCGAGCTACATATCTTTTAGAATTTACACTCCAATCAGGTTGATTAGAAACAAAATGCCAACTTACTCCTATTCCCGCGCTATCATGATCTGTATAAATTAAAGCTCCTTCTTGTTGGTTACCTGCATAATTTGTACCGAATCTAATTTGTGGACCACCATCTCCATATGAAAATACTCCTGCAGTTTTACTTATTAAATAATTTGCATCATTTCCATACGTATTTCCATAAATTCTAACAATAGAACCTATAGAGTTAATTGAAGAACCAGAAGAATTGGTTGTTGTAAAAGTAACTTTTTGTCCATGAATAGATAATCCACCACCATTTACTTCTAATACAGTTGAAGGTGCTGTTGAAGCACAAACATCACTAAAACTGCCTGATAATGCAGTTCTGTATACTTGGAATAAATGACCCGCCGCAATATGTCTAATTCTATCTGGACCTGAACCAGTTATAGATTCAACTGTATCATTACTACCTTGGTCATTTCCTTTAAATAATACTAATTCAGAAGATTCTCCTGAAGTGCTAAATACATTTTCACCTATGTAAGTATGATTAAAATAGCCTTCACCATCTCCATATGTTCCATAAAAAGCAATATAATTTTTATTTTTACCATTTGTATCACTACCGATATAAAGGGCATCTCTTAACCAAGTTTTTCCATCTACATATAATCTATAATTAGTATTAGTTCCAGCAATACCTAAAGTATTACTAAAATATCCATCTCCTGCTGAATTAGCATAAAATTTATTTCCACCATCTCCGACTTGAAGTTGATTATCACTTCTAACTAAACTTGATCCAGTATAAATACCATAGCCGAAACTAGAATCTTCATTAATTCTTAACCAACCATCATAAACTCTAAAAGCTCTTTTACTATTAAGAAAAATTGAATTATTAACAACTAAATTAATAACATCATTTGCATCATTTTGTTGTTGAATTCTTAATTCAGTTCCATCTGCAACTCCGCCTGCAATAACTGTAATACTGGCTGCATCTGTTCCATCTTTAGCGCTTTCTACGTATGGGTTCCAGTAAATACCTCCTCCAACAGCAAGATTCTTAATTGAAGCAGTTTTATTTAAGTCAATAGATGACATACCAGTAAATAAAAATGTTCCACCAGATTGAACCGCATTAGCAACAAAATTAGTAGAATCTGCTAATCCCATTACAATAGTTTTACTATCTGGAACATATTTTAAACCAGCCCATTCATTCCAATCCCATTTACTACTACCAAATCTTAAAGCAGTATTATTTTGAAATATTAATGAACCATCTATAGCAGTGATATTAGTATTACCAATTTTTACGCCTAAATTATTTCCTGCATAAACAGTTACTAAATTAGAAAAATAACTATTTCCACCAACATAAAAAGTAAAATCATGTGTAGTATTTGAATTAATTCCAACTTGACTTGAAGTTACATAATGACCAGAAGAGCCAATTTGATTAGCTGCCTTATAAAATGCCATTCTATTTGCGGTTCCTGCTTCAATGGTAGCACTTAAACTATAACTACAAGTAGCTACATTACCATTACTTTGTACATAAACAGGTTGGGTTTCAGACCCTACTGCCGCATTATATTTTGCAGAAACGAACATTCTTCCATCGCCAATATTTAATAATCTATAAGTAGTTGTTAATGAATTTGAAGCACCAGTTGTACCTTCAAGATTACTATCTGCTAAATATCCAAATACCCATTGATTTCTAAAATCACTATTTTTATCCTTTTCATTATAATAATTATAATGACCTAAAATCCAATAGCCATTAGTTACTTTTTGAGCTAATAAAGGAGACCAACCATTAACACTGGTCATTCTAATCATAGCATTATTATGAGAACCGTTCCAATTAGATCCTTTTCCAGGTTTTGCAATACTATAATTAGCATCGATTTGAATATTATTATGATGATTTGTGACGCCAGATATATCTACTGTATCAGTAAAATTACTTGTTCCAGTAACTTGAAATTGATAGCCTATATCTGCAATTGCTACACTTTGATCTAATAAACTATTAACATGAACCTTTTTAGCTTCAAATAATTCAGGCGCACGAGAGCGTCCAGCAGCGTCTAATAAAGTAAATGTTCTCGCAAGAGATACATATCCGTTCCAGCTACCTCCACCACCATATTGACGTACATAAATAGGCTCATTCATATCGTCACAAGTAGCAATTTCAAGATATCCTGCATTAGCTGCCCTTGCTCCACCAGCGATTCTCCAACCATCATTATCACCAATACGACCATAAACGCCCTTTAAACTGGTTCCTGTATCAGCAGTATTTCCAGTAATATCTGTAAAAAATAAACTACCATTAACCCATTGATTACCACTGGTCCATTGGTTGCCATCTACGAATAATTTATATCCGGTATCTCCAGGAGTAGTTAAATTTTTACCAATGTAAACTTGTCCGCCTCTTGGTTGTAGTAATAAATTACATCTATTCGCATATTGAGTTGTATATCCTGATGTTTGTGGGTCTTGATTATCAAAACAAGTTTGAATTACAATGGTTTCAGTACCAAAATCAGTATTATTCTGACCATATATTTTTAAAGTAGCATTATTATATCCAGTAGCGAAGAAAATATCTCCATTACCGCCAATTTTCAAAGAGCCATTTGGAATTAAGAAACTCTTATTGCCAGCAACTTTTACATATATTTTATCTTCCATGGCAATACCGCCACTATAAGTATCATTCCACCATCCTGTTTTACCAGTTGAACGCCACCAGTTAGAAACATAAGCTGTATTAAAAGTTGGCTGTGTATCTGTTTTTGAAGTATCAGAAATTGGAACATTTGCCCAATATTTTGGCGTCGTAAAAGTTAAAGTATCAGTATAAATAGCATTACTAAAAAAACCACCTTGATATGGGACACTTGTAAATTTATAATCTGGAATAGTAGTTGGGATACTAATTGTTGGATTAAAAGTTGTTCTAATTCTTACTGAAGTATAAGCACCGTCAACTTTAATATAAACATCATCTGAATCAGTTACAAGTTTATAAACTCCAATAATTCCAGTACCATTATAATTAGTAGCATATCCCCACCAATTATTTTGACGAGAACCAGTTTTTAAAATGACTGTTCCATGAGCATTATTTCCATCAGCTGTTAAATAAATAGTCTCACTTAGTAAATTCCAAACTGGAGTAGAAATTTTTATACACCAATTTGTACCAGAAGTAGGCTGAGTTTTAGTTGTTTCATATTTATATTTTTCTTCAGCTACATGAAAATAATCAACTGTATCTGCATTATCTGCGGTTCCTTGGAATCTTGTAGATTGAATATTATTAAAACCAGAAAGATCACTTGGAATCGTAAAAGTAATTGCCTTTTCAGTTAAATTAGTAGTTACACCTGCCTCACCAGTAGTTGCATTCGCAACTTTGCTTATTTTAAAAGTTACATTATGATCTAATTTTGCACTATCACTGGAATGACCACCAATTTTACTTAAATCATAAGTTTTATCATTAGCACCAGTAATGGTAAAATACCAAACTGGAGCGTCACCATTTCCTCCTGCAAATCTAACACCTGGTTGACTATATTTAACAGATATAATACCCTTTGTATCTTCTCCACCAAAGGCGATACCAGCACTATAATCAGGCAGGAACCAAGCTGGAGCTTTAGTGTGTCCTCTAATAGATTTTAACCAAAAGCCTCCACCATTCTGGTTTCCCAATCTTGTCCATTTTAAATTAGTATCATCATTTGATAATTTTACAGTAAAATCTTGATGCGCTAATCCATGAGAGTGATTAGTTGATGTATTTATTTCAATAGTTTCACCATCTTGAGAAATAACTCCTGTTCCTGTCACAGAACCAGTTATTTTAATTGATAAACCAGAAAATTTAACCCTATGGACAGTTCCGTTTTTAGTAGCTTGTTTGCCATCAACAATAGTATCATAGTATATAGAACCATTATTATTTTCATCTATAACAAAATAAATCATACCATTTGTTAATGGTTGATTTGTTGTATTAAAGTCCTTTTTTAAACCTTGTTTAAATTTAACATAATTTGCCAAAAGGAAAATCCTCCTTTCTCTCTGAGTTAATTATATCATAAAAACGACGTTAAGTCAATTTCATTCTATGATATATAAAAACTTGACCAAAAATATTATTATAATTTGGCCTATTAAACAAAAATAAGGGGATAAGACAAAATGTCTTATCCCCTATATATTTAATAAGCGTCTTGCCAAAATATGTCCATTTGCTTATTAATTTGATCAATTCGTGCGATTAATTGTTCAGTTACAGTATATTCTTTAGTATCAAGAATTCTCTGTACTCTGTCATTATCGCCCTCTTCATCTAAGTTAATATCTACTACTAAACTTTGTTTAATCTCAGTTGTAGTTTCGATTGTACTCAGATTATAAGTTAATTCAGATTTACTACTATCTATACTGTAAAATCGAATTGAATATTTTACTTTACCTGCGGCCGCAGCTACTCGTCCACTAATACACCATGGAATTAGCAACTTATCTTCATCAATAAAAGTATCTGCATCATAAAAAGGAACTACATAAAGTCCAGATTTTCCTTCCG